TCATCTGAACCTTACTATAAAGAGGTAGGTACTTGGAGAGATATGCTTCCCTATGTTAAATGGAATGGAGCATGGACTGGTAATATTAGAATTTATAAACACACTAACGGAGCTTGGAAAAGGAGTTATTAAAAGATGGCAAACATTAAAATATCAGACTTAACAGCAGCATCAGCAGCAGCAGATGCTAATGAGTTTGAAATAAACGAAGCAGGTACCAGTAAAAAAGTTACTGGATCACAAATTAAAGCATACGTCAATTCTGCAGACGGAGCACTGGCATCTAAAAATACAGTTGCTACAGCAGATATTGATAACCTTGCAGTAACGGAAGCTAAACTAGCAGATAATTCAGTTACTTCTGCTAAGATTGCTAATGGTACTATTACAGGTACAGATATTGCAACAGATACTATTACTGCAACAAATATTGCAGCGAATGCTGTAGGAGCTTCTGAACTTGATGTTTCAGGTAATGGTACAGCAGGACAAGCTTTAACTTCTGATGGTGATGGTACATTCTCTTGGGCAGATGCAGGAGGAGGTGGTTATATTATCAATAGAGTAACTTCTTATGGTAATTCATCTACATGGACTAAACAGCCTAATACTGAATTAGTAAGTGTTATAGCTATTGGTGGTGGTGGTATGGCATGTGCTGTAGGTATTAACTTAAACAACCAAAACATGGGTGGAGGAGGTGGAGGTGGTATGGGATCTGCTACCTTTAATATAGCTCAATCAGGTAATACACAAGCCATTACTGTAGGAGCAGGAGGTACTCTTACATATAATAACCCTGGTAACACTTTAAATAGTACTAATGGAAATGCAGGTGGGCAGTCTAAATTTGGTAATATTGTAGTTGCTAATGGAGGAGCTGCTGCTGTAAACAACGTAGGTGGAGCAGGAGGAAATGGAGCAATCAATGTTCCTGCTATTACTACAGCAACAGGAGGTGGTGGAGCAGGATGTAATAATAGTGGTACTAATAATGTTCTAGCTACTGGAGGACAACTTGGAGGAAGAGGCTATTCACATCCAGCCTCTGCATATAATAATCAAACTTATGTTGAAGTAGTACCAGGACAAGTAGCAAGTTCAGGTACTGTTGGGTTAGGTTATAATGCTATAAGAGCTTCAGGTCCTGCTACTACTATAACAGGATATGGAGGAATTGTTGTTGTTATTGAATGGAGTCCAATCTAATGAGATATTGTATAATAGAAAATAATGTAGTTACTAATGTAATTGAAATTAGTAATGATGAAGATGCAAAACTTTTTAATGCAGTTTATTTAGGAGAAGAAGCTGCTATAGGTGATGTTATTATTGATGGAGTTGTTTCTGGTAAATCTATACAAAGTGATTCTGCTTTAATTGCAAATAGAGTAAGAGAGACTAGAAATAAATTGCTTGCAGATACTGATTGGTGGGCATTAACTGATCATGTAATGACCCCTGAACAAACTGCTTATCGTCAAGCATTAAGAGATATCACAACGCAAGATGGCTTTCCAAATAATGTAATATATCCACCCTTGCCATAATATATATAATATACTATAATAGATAAGTAACATACTAAGATAAAGGTGTAAATGGATACTGTAAGTCAACGCTTAACTGATTGTGCTTTTTTTCCAAAACATTTAAGTGATTCTTTTTGTGATAATGTTGTAACAGCTTATACACAAGATAGTATAGCTAAAGAACCTCCAATTATAGGAAATGACGGAAAGAAAGTAGATAGATCTGTTCGTGATGTTGAGCGTGTTATACTTCCTCAAAATCAAGGTATAGGATCTGCATTAACTGCTACAGGATTAAATGCAAATCACTATTGGTGGAAATATAATATTACTCATTCTAATCAAACTGAGTTTTTAATATACAAACCAAATGGACATTATGATCCTCACATAGATACTTATCATGCACATAGTGATGAAACAAGAAAACTTACAGTATTAGCTTTTCTTAATGATGATTATGAAGGCGGAAAGTTTTTTCTTAATCCAGAGGGAACTCCTTATTATCCTCATCAAGAAAAAGGAACCATATTAGTATTTCCTAGTTATATGGTACATGGTGTTGAGCCTGTTACAAAAGGAATAAGATATAGTTGTGTTACATGGTTAGTAGGACCTTACTTTAAATGATACTTAGTATATTTAAAAAAGATAATATAGATTTAGCTATTATAGATGAGTTTTATAATACTAATGAATTACAAGAAGTAAATAAAGAAATTAAAGATTTATATAAATTTAAACAAGAAGCTTCTTTAACAAATGCAGCTACAGATAATAATAAAACTAATAAAGTAAAAACAGGTTCAGGAGTATTATTATATGATTATTATACTGATCCAAGACAATCTCCTATAATAGTTTATAATCAAAAGGTTTTTACAAATAGTTATTTAGATAAACTTATTGAATATAATATTAACTATAAACATATTAGAAAATCAAATTTAGATTCTATATTATTAAATTATTATGATAATAATCAATATTATGATAGTCATGAAGATAGAACATTATATACTGTTTTAGTTTTATTAAATATAGGAAAGTTTAAAGGAGGAGGAGTTTACTTTAAAGAGATTGATAAAGAAATAGAATTTAAAGAAAATAGAGCAATTATATTTCCAGGATGCGTTACACATAAGGCTATGCCTATTCAAGGGGATGGAACAAGAGTTAGTGTTGCTCATTTTATAAGTTATAAAAATTAAAATAAGTTTTAAGATAAGGATAAAAATATGGATGGATTTATAAGAGTTAATAGAAATGCTTTTAGTCATGAATTTTGTAATAAAGTTATAGATTATTTTAATGAAGCAGAAGAAGGAGGTTTAGTAATTGATCGTCAATCACATGATCAAGTTCCTAAATTATTAAAACAAGATTTAGCTAGATTTATACCTGAACAATCTTTTCCATTTAGCCATACTTCTAAAGAAATTTTAACTGAGTTTAATGATGTATTCTGGGGAAAATGCTACGCAGAATATGCAAACCAATATGATATATTAAGTTCATGTGATGCTCATAAATCATATACAATTAAAATTCAAAAGACAAGACCTGGTGAAGGTTATCATGTATGGCATGCAGAAAATACATGTAGAGAGCATAGCAATAGATTATTAACATGGACAGTATATCTTAATGATGAGTTTGAAGCAGGAGAAACAGAGTTTCTTTATCAACATTATAGATATAAACCAAACAAGGGAGATTGTGTAATATTTCCTGCAGCTTTTACACATACTCATAGAGGAAACCCACCCATAGGTGGAGACAAATATATCATTACAGGATGGATAGAATTTTAATATGACAACTGCAAAAGAAGTAGAACAGGAACTAAGGTCTCATGAAGAACTGTGTGCCGAAAGGTACGCTAATATACATGCTCGTATAGACAAAATAGAAGCTGTTCTTAATAAACTTCTTTGGACTATCATTATAGGATTTGGTAGTATTGTTGTATCTACTATTATTATTAATAAAGCTGATGCAGCAGAAACAACCATAAATTATAAGGGTCAACCAGTTCCTTCTGCCATGGCACCTTCGATGTCTGCTTTTTCTCAAGATGTTTGTGCTGTACCTGCCTCAGGTGGTATTAATACAGGTGTATTTGCTGTGTCAGGTGGAACTGTTCTCACAGATGATAACTGTGTTCGAATTAAGCTCGCCAAGACTTTAAATGACCTTGGGCTAAAAGTAAGTGCTGTGTCAGTTCTATGTGAAGATATTAAAGTATGGAACGCTATGGAGATGAGTGGTTCACCCTGTCCTGTGGGAGGAGCCCTAGGATCAGCAGCAAGAGCTGCTTGGTATGAACTATATCCTGAAAGGTTTACAAAGCTATATGGTAAAGATTTTACGCTTCCTACTTATACTAAACCTCTTAACTTGGAGTAATGCTTATGCTTGGTACTGTACATACACACCTGACTCGGATGGCTACATGGTTGAAGACTCGTTGGTCTGCGTTGGTATCGAACCCTCAGTTGCCATTATGGACTACTGGTGTGTCTCGTATCAACCAAATGATCCAATCTGTCAAGACTACAGTAGGTGCGTGGACCAAACAGAACAAAGAACAACTGCTTGCACAGAGCCTTTCACTACTGGTTTCGTTAATGAAAGTCGTTTCTATTCTTGTAGTATTGACAGTTGGAGTGCTTGGACTGTTAGTTCGTCTCATTGTGAACCTTTACCTCCTAGTTGTGTCGAAAGTCAAGAGGAGCAAACAATAGCATGTCAGGATGGTTACACAGGGTCTATAACACAATCAAGATCGACAACTTGCTCGACTCCTTATTCAGACCCAATGACTGGTCCTTGGATTACAAGCTCCAATTCGTGTACCCTAAAAGCAACAGATCCTACAAGCATAGAGAGTCCATTGAATCCTGCAAGCCCATTGAGTCTAGATCAACCAGACCCAGTTGGGATTACTTCAGAACCTGTGGATATGAATCCAGTTCCAATGAACAATCCAGTGGAACAGGAAATGGCGATTCCTCAAGTACAGGAAAAACCAACAGAGACAAATACAACGAAGCCTTCGACATCAAACTCTACGGAGACGAAGGAAGAGAAGCAAGAGGCAAAACAAGAACAGAAGATAAAGACAAAGGAAAACGAAACAGTCGTTCCTGGGTTTGGGATTGCTATTGATTTTGCATTGATAGAGCAGCCACAAGGCTACTATCAAGAACAATTAACTAACCTTTTAGACTTAGAACAGGAACAGAACTATGCCAGAGAACAAAACCTTCTCCTTGACCTTATCTCCCCAAATGGTATTGGGCTTAATCTTAACGATTCTGCCAATAATAGGTGGAGGAGCTTATTACACGATAACCCTCTACAATCAGATGCTTTCGGTGATTGAAGAGTTTGATAGTTCTAAGATAGAAGCTTTAGAGCATCAGATGAAGACACAACAAGAACGATATATGGAGTTAATGCAAACAAATGTTAAGTTACAAGACAAGGCAAGCGATGCTTTTGTGTTGGCTAAAGAGACAGCAGCAATCGCAAAAGGAAGCCAAAGAGAAGTTGAAGCAAGTTTAAACGCTATGCGTAATGAAGTAAGAGCTGAGCTCGAAACAGTCAATGCTAAAATGAAAGCACTACAAACAGCAACGACTAACCCACTAGGAAGGTAACAATGTTAAGTATATTATCAGGAATATTAGGTTTTGCCACTTCAGGTTTACCAAGTGTATTAGACTTCTTTAAGAATAAAGCAGATCAAAAGCATGAACGTGAGATGGCATCTTTACAAACAGAGCGTGAATTAGCTCTAGCTGAAAAAGGCTTTGCATCTCAAGCAAGAATAGAAGAAGTAAGAACAGATCAAATAGAAATGCAAACCTATGCTCAAGAAAGAGTAGCATTATATGATCATGATAAGAAACTACAAGAAGGTGCTAGTGGTTGGGTTAAGAATTTAAGTGCTTCTGTAAGACCTGTTGTGACCTATATGTTTGTGTTCTTATTATTGTTTACTGATATAGCAGGTATGATATGGGCTATTAAAACAGGTGTTGACTTTGAAATAGCATTAGGTTTAGTATTCTCAGATGAAGAGATGGCAATCGTAGCTTCTATCATAGGCTTCTGGTTTGGATCTAGACACTGGGATAAGAAGAAGTGATCACAGGTGAACTTGGGATCAAACTTATTAAGCAATTTGAAGGCTGTCATTTCAATCCTTATCTTTGTCCTGCTTTACTTTGGACTGTGGGGTATGGTCACGTTCTCTATCCTGAACAGGCTACCCTCCCTTTAGCAAGACGAAAGGAAATAAGACTTGATCCAAAAGATAACAGAGTATGGAGCCAAGAGGAGGTTGATGATTTACTTAAGAAAGATCTTAAGAGATTTGAGTTGGGAGTTTCTCGTTATATCACTGTTCCTCTTAAGCAGTGTGAATTTGATGCACTTGTATCATTTGCATTTAACCTAGGAAATGGGACTTTACAAAGAAGTAGTGTTCGTTCTAAGTTAAATCGAGGAGAGAAGGAAGAAGCGATGGACACTCTTCTAAAGTATTGTAGAGCAGGTGGTAAAGTTCTACGAGGATTAGAAAGAAGACGAGCAGCAGAAGTTAATTTGTTTTTCATGGAGAGTAAATAATGCCACTAAAGAAAGGTAAATCACAAAAGACTATTTCTGAGAATATTAAAAAAGAGATGAAATCAGGTAAACCACAGAAACAAGCTATTGCTATTGCATTAAGCAAAGCAGGTAAATCTAAGAAGAAGAAGTAATATGGCTAAAGATCCTAGACTAGAAAGAGCAGGAGTATCAGGTTATAACAAACCTAAACGTACTCCAGGTCATCCTACTAAGTCACATGTTGTTGTTGCTAAGTCAGGAGATCAAGTAAAACTTATACGCTTTGGTCAACAAGGTAAA